GGAGCGGTGCCTGTGGCAACGTCTGACTCGAACGTCTGAGCACGTATCTCGAAGCTGCCTGCATCCCAATCACCCGTAAGGGCTCTCGTGCCGGCCACCAGAAGATACTGCGTGTGCGGGTCGCCTGTGGTGAGCCCACCGAGGCTGTTATGCGTAAGGTTAGCCTCTACCACGTCGATGCTGAAGGAGAGGATCGAGGCTCCCGTAGGCGTGCCGCCAAGACTGATCTTAGAGCTTCCAGCCGTGACGTTGCCCAAAGAGCCCACGCCCGTGCCTCCACGTGCCGCTGACAGCGTGCCTGTCCACCCAAGGGTGAGGCTTGTGGCTTTGAGGAGCGCGATGGTGGGGCTTCCGCCCAGGGTTAGCGTGACGTTCGTGTCGTTCACGCGGGTGAGGGCTTCGGCTCCAGCGCCAATTGCGCCAAGATCATGCTCCACACCAGCGTCGTCCATGTAGTACAGCCCACTTACACCAACGCGGTCCTTCGCGTAGAGCGCAAGGGTGTTGTCTCCGATTTGTGCAGCGGCAGGAGCCCCGACCTCATTGAACCGCAACGGCGCATTGAGTAGCTCCCAGGCATATCTTTCAGTCGGTTTCACTAGCTACTCCTACCCCCACCAAAGCATGTACGACTCGTCACCAACTACTATACGAGCAGCATGGTTTCCGGTGTTGTGGTTAGCAACCCAAATCACCCCGCACCCTATGGGAGCGGCTATCACCGAGGATGACGTAGCCGGCGACCAAAATTCCAGATCGCTATCGTTCTCAAAAACCACGTCATAGAACGGGCTATATATCCCACTGCCGTCCACGACCATGCCGATTTTAGTAGGGACGAACGTCATTGCTGAAGTTGTGATGATCGACGGCATTACTCCCGATGTCAAGTCTGCGTTCGCGTAGTCGCCCCATACATACCGGCTGTTGCTGTAGTCGAACAAGAAAACCCTGCCTGTGAACGACTTCATTGTCGCACCCACTGGCACGTTCACCGCAAAGCCAAATATAGGCTTTCCTGTAATCGACCAGCTGAAAGCCTGCCCGCCAAACCCGCCGATGTTATACTCCAGGATGTTGGGAGAGCCGGGAGCACCCACGCAGCTTGAGTTTAAGCTTTTGTACACGATGGACATGCCGGCCATGCCTATGTGGTCACGTTGCTGAATGCCTGTTTGCACACCGGAGCGCATGTACCACGTGAAGGGCGATGGAGCGTCCCCGCTAATGAGCCCCTCGAAGAAACTCGAACATCCACAATCCCCTACTGCGGGGTTTCTAGTAGAAGACTTAAACAAACTACCCTTGTCATAGCATTCGTAGATGTAGTCCCCCTTGCAGGGAGAACTTGTCAGCAACGTATTCGTTACAGGGCACGGAGAAGGATCGGTCATTCTAACAGGCAGCACCACTGACGTGGAGATAGGAGCCTGAAAGCATTCATCCCCGGTGTACCCTGAAGCCAGTTCCCACCCACAGATTTCGATAGGGTTTGACCCCCCGCTGTCTGGTATGTTAAACACCACTTCGAGCACTTCGCAGTTGATGGAGATACTGTTGATGTCCGAAATGTCAGCCGCTTCCACCGTGAAGGTAAAGCAGCCGTCAGCGCAGTCGAGCACCAACGCCCCGTTGACCGGACAGACAATGCAGTTACGCCGTATCGAGGCCGATCTGTCGCTGTTGATGTAGGCTTCCAGCTGCGATCTCATTAGGTCTAGGGTAGCAGAGTCCACATCAGCATTGCCAGAGAAGACCGGCAGCGTGATGTACTCCTGATACTTCTCAAACGGCTGAAACTGCACCTGGGACTTGACGGTGTACGTGGACGTAAAGGTGCTGCCCGCGTCGTCACTGAGTTTGTAATAATAAAGGGTTGCCGAGGCTACGGTGGAGTCCACGATTGTGGGATAACTACCGTATGCCGCGGGGATATTCTGAATGCTGGAGAACGAGCTATTATCGGTCGAGCGCCACAGAGACACAGCACCAGCGCCGGCATAGGAATACCGGATCGTTGTCGTGTCATAGCTGTTGCTCTCCACACGGATGTTTGTGAAATCAGCTGCGGACACTGAAGGTTTCCTTTATCTGGCGCACGGTTTCGCGCACCCCAAGCTGCTTTAGGTGGTTTAGGATGTACTGTCTCGATCTACAGGCAGCGCATTGTTCTATGCCCACCTTCTTGGTTATCCAAGCCACTGCGTCTCCCCACTTCACACCCTCTTTGCCTAGCTCCTCATTGAACTGTGCTTCGAGAGAGCGGTGGGATGGAGCGGAAGCTGTTAGCTTCCCGCCTTCCATAGTAAGCTCTGTGCCATCAGGATGCGTCACCTTGATCACCTGATTCCCGATCTTCAGCATTGACTGCATTATCCCTCCGATGTAGAAGCTGCTCTTGTTATGTCCTTCCGTTCGCTGTTGGGGAGCATGGTGATCGCTCCAGAGAGGAGCACCGGAGAACTTGTGGTGTTAGGCAAAAGCTCCATTCGTAGATTCACCCATTCCACGTTCATAGGTGGAATGTCGTATCTCACTTCCACGTAGGTGTCGCCTCTCTTCTTAGGACGAAGATCGTACACCTTGCGGAAGCGAAACGTCTCCTGGTGATCGAAGCCGATGCTTATTGCACACTTGGCGTAGGGGTTAGCCTCGAACGTGAGCATGGCCCCTGTCACCTTCACACCGTGATCGCTGGCACGTAGCCAATCCGTGTCGTAGTACCGGGACACTTCTGCGTTAGACGTGGCGCTGATGTTGTCCACCTTCGCTACCGTGTCCAGCGTGTAAGCGGCTGTGCCGCTTGTGCCGATCAACGACTGCTCCGATGTCTTTGTCCACCGCACCATCTGCATCGCGCTCCACGGCTGCGACGTGCTGTACGTGCTGTACGTGAACTCGCCGCTATGGTAGTTGAAGTCGATGCGGCCTGTGTTGCCAGAAGAGTCCAGAGGAAAGAACAGGCAGTAGAGTTCCCGGTCGTCCATCACCGCGCTGCGGCAGTTGGCTACGCCAGCCTTGTACAGATCGTTCTGGAGAATGTCCGTTACGTTAGGCGGTAGGAGCGAGAAGGTGTTCGCGTTAGCGATGTACAGCTGGTAGTCGTCTCCAAGGTAGATAACGCCTTTCTCACCCACGGGCTGAGCCGCGAGCGGAGCGAGCGTGCCAGGAGCCCCTTGAAGGAGCTTCTGTGAGAAACGTATCTGACCACCCACCCACCGCATTACCACTACCGCGTCTTCCTTCATGATCATCGCGGCTTCGCCCCACGGAATGCCCGCGAGAACAGCGCCGGGTGTCTCATCGAAGTTGACTAGATTCGGAGCGCACTGCGTCCAATCATCGTCAGGGGTTTCCGAGTACATGGCGCGGCGAATCTTAAACTCCGCGTCGGCAGTGTCATAGATGTGAAGCAGGAACAGGAAGCCGTAGTAGCTCATGATGGCCTTGGCTTTGGGAGCCGTGCCAGAAGCTATCGCTGCCGTGTTGCCGCTGCCTGTCCATGAGCGTGGGTTGTCCTTACCCTCATTGACGAAGTAGAGCTTGTTTCTAAAGTCTGTCCACTGTGGCTTATCGCCGGATGCTCCGTTAAGCGCAGTGCCGGTGATGTCTGACCAAGCTGCCCCCGTGCTCTTCTCCACCTTCGTAGGACCGATACGGAGCAGCGTTGTGGCTAAGGTGCTTGGAGCAATGTACGGCATCAGCTGAAGCGGAGCCTCTGACATGGCAGCGCCGAACGTAGCATCGAACGTCACCCCTCCACGTGCCGACACCTTGTTATGACGCACTTGAACATTCTTTAGGGAGCGAGTAAAGCCGTCACCGGGAACAGTCCTGGACTTGTCCATGCCCTTGAATCCAGTGATCGGGAGAGGCTGTTCACGTGCAAGCATTGAAACTCCTAAGTTAAGCGCAGGGGGCAGGATGATCCCGCCCCCCGCGAGCCGCATTGAATGCCCGTGGAGGGAGACAGGCAAACAAAGGGCCGTTTACCTGAATATCCCTGGAGCCGTGATGTTGAACAGCTTCACCTGGACGGAGGGTATGTTGGAAGAGGACGTAGCCACAACCTTGACGAAGTAGGCTCGTTCCTCTGTCCCTGCTCGCAAGGTCACTGTCACAATGTCTCCACTAATGGAACTGGAGACAACCACGTCCGCCGTGATGTCCACGCCGGTGGTCGAGATAGCTGTAATAACAGTGCTGACAACGCTAGTGCTTTCAGGAATGAAGCCGTCGAAATCAAATGCCTCATCGAATTGCTCTCCTGCGAACTTCTCAAGCACCGCCGTGTAAAGTAGGTCTGCCATCGTGTGCTCCTAGAAGAACTTCGCTTTGTTGTGCATGGTGTTGACTTTCTCACGCGCAGCGGGAACTAGCTCTGTCTCGATCATCGCCAAGTCCTGCTTCAGCTGTTGACGCTGCTCCATGCCTAGATCGTAGTCCGGGGCAAGGCGCACGGCCAGCTTGTAAATGAGATAGTCTTCCCATCCAAGCGGGAAGTCTGGATTGTCGTATGGCCCGTCGAAGTCGTAGAGGGGCCTCTTGTAGCTGAGCACAAGGAGATCGCCGTTGCCGTAGGCCGTAGCCGTCACCCACGTGTTAGCTGTGAGGGTCTGGTCGCCTTGCGTCCAGAACATACGCCAGCTGGCTCCGCTACCCGGCTTGTTCTCCGAAGAGGATGTGTGGTCCGCGATGCACGTGTAAGTGTAGTCGCTCTGCACCACACTGTCGCCGGCTGTGACACTTGAAGGGGCAGGCCAGATGTAGAGGCGCTGATCTTCAAGCAGCCGGGACCGTTTAAGGTAAAGCTTGAGCGGATCGCCTGTCTCCGCTTTGTTCGCCAAGGAAGCGTATTCCTCTGCCGAGATAAGGTCTAGGGCAGCGCTGTCTGAGCCGTCCGTGTCGCGCACGGTGGCGTACAGAAGCTCCTGAATGGCAGGGAGGTCCTCGTCCGCACTGAAGACGTAGCGGCCAGCCACAAGCGGGAGATACGTGGTTTCTTGAGCCCACGCGCTCTTCGCCAAGCCGGTTTGCTTCAGGTCTTCCGCGCGGAGGATGTTGTTAAGCGCACGTATGGCTTCCCGCAACTTGTGAACAGGCGGGTTGCCGTCTTCCGGCCAGCCCTTGATCTTGCGCAGGGCTGACGCGATGATTTCATTTCGCGTTAGAGCGAAGTCCGCCGTTGTTCCAGTAGCCATTTACCCTTCCTATTACCGAGGCCCTTGATACCCTTGTGGAAACTCAACCTGCCCCGTCTGAGGATTGATCCTCGGGAGCGGAGCGTTAAGCGGGGGAGGCGGGGGTTGTACAAGCCCAAGCTTCTGTAAGATGGACATACCCGTGTCCTGCACACCTTGAGCCCCGCGCACAAGAGCGTTGTTCGTGTCGAGAGGGACGATGTTCCGTAGAATGTTTCTCGCTAGTTCGCTTGCAGCGTCTTCAGCCATCAAAGTTCTCCTTATGTCTCGTAGATGATTTCAACACCGACGTTGGACGTTGGGCCAGTGACTCCAGCCGTGCCAGCAGTGGTGACGCAGGCAATGGACAGCGCTGTGTCGTACACGGTGCCTTCAACAAACACAATCGTGGTTTTGGTGGACCCGTTACCGACGAACACCCAATTAGGAGCCGTGGTGCCCACTGTGACGGAGCCCGAGGCTATGTTCCATAGCTTCAGATGCACCGCGGTAGCGTTCAGGACGTTATCGATGACGATGCTGTGTATCTTGCCAGCACCGGAGTCTATGCCGGCGATCACTTCCGCGATGTCAGTGTTGACGTACTTCTTATATCCAGCCGCGGAGTTTACGTCGATTATGCTAATTGCCATCCGATTCTCCTACTGTTGAAACTGCCATTGGCCGCTCCTAATCTGTTCTGCGATTCGATGTGATCTTCGTCCCACTTGAGAGGCCCACACACTGTTTAGCGCGTGGGAGGCAGCTGCTTCCCAATCGCCTGCTTCCATTGAAGCGAGCATGTTCTTGAAGCCCCGAAGCCGCGTGATGCCCATGTTGAACGTCATGTTAAGCAAGGCACCAAGCCGTGCTTCATCAAGGTGCTCTGCCCATGGGAAGGCCTCAAGCAATTCCTTTAAGTGATCGCGGTAATCGTTGTTAAACAGGTAGTCGATCTCGTCTTCCGTGAGCCCACGCTTCAGATTGCGGCCAATGCCTATCGTCGGGATGTTGAGCGTGTCGTGGTAGAGATACCGGCTCCGCTTCTCGTCCTGTTCAAGCTGCTTCTGTGCGTTTGTCTTTAGGCTCATGTCTTTACAGGGACAGACGTGCGGCTTTGGTCCAGGTAGATATGCAGCGTGCCGTGGGTGAGCGTAGGGATAAGGAGCCCCTTGATCGCATGCCCTGGAACGAAGTTGCTCTCAACCGGAGGCACAAGGTCAGCCACAGTGCCGATACCGCCAGCCCTGTGCGACCACACAACCGCACCGGCAGCGTCCTGTACAATGGCCGAATCGCCTTCGGCAATGTCGGCTCCGCTGTCCCACCAGCGAATCTTAGTGATATTGAGCATCCCTGTGAGCAGTGGGGTAGCCGCTGCTGTGTCCACGATAACGGGGTTGCCAGTGAGGTTGTTAGCCATGCTTTTCTCCTAGATACTTGTTAATGTCGCGTATGCGGAAGTCGGGATTGTCGGGGTAGAGCGCGTTGTAAAGCTCCTCCGTGAAGGTCCAGTCTGCCTCGGTGTCCACCGACCAGCTGAAAGCCGGGTTGTAGACGTGTGGAGGAGCCGAGATCGTTCGCACCTTGCTGCTCTCGAAGGCCCACTTGTGAGGGTGCTCGCGGAGGCGAGCGGGAAGCTTCAGCTTGTCGAGCATGCTGAAGTACCGCGCGTCGTACACTTCGGCTCCGAGCCCCGCGGGGTAGCCGTTGTTGTGAATGTTCCGGTCTAGGTTCGACGTGAGAACATCCCAGGCGCACGGATTGTCGAAATAATAGTTTACGATGCGGTCGATCTCGTCCGGGTCAACAAACGTATTGTCACCAGGGATGCGAACAACGACGCCAGCATCCATGATGTCAGCGGCCACTTTGTAACGATGAATAAGATCGTTAGGATTGCCATGGTAATCGAGAAACGGAATACCGAGTTCCTGGGCCGCTTCGATTTGGATTCCACCATTGCTCTCGTGGGGGATAGCAAGCATGATCTCCGAAAACGATGTAGCTCGCTGAATCCGACTTAGGACATGCCAAATCTGAGGCTTCCCGCACAGCATCCGTCCGTTCTTGCCGGGGAGCCGGCTGTTCCCCATCCGAGCTTGAACTATGCATACGGTCCTCATTCTAACCCACAGTGGCGTAGACGCCATGGAGCATTCGCTTCGATCCACGTCTCGTCTGCGCGTGTGGCTCCTGTCACTTGTAAGGTGCTACCGCGAAGCCTTTTGATCTCTGACAACTCGGACTCCATCACGCGAATCTCTGGCGTGCCCTTGGCCTTCTCCCACTGGCGAATCTCTCGCACAAGGAGTTCCATGCCGTGAGGCTCAACGGATGCCGCGTGGTCGGAGCCCTTCATGGAGCGGTCCAACGTGATGTGGCGCTCAACGATTCGTGCGCCAACTACCACGGCGCAAAGGGTGGTCCACAGCCCCACTTCATGGCCTGAATAGCCAATGATGCAGTCCGGGAACTCTGCCTTCAACGTGTTGATACGTGAAAGGTTAAGGTCCTCAACGGGAGCCGGGTATTTGCTTGTGCAGACAAGCAGAGCCAGTTGTTCGATCTTACCGGGAGCCTGTAGGATGCCAACGGCTTTCTGAATCTCTTCCAGCGTGCTCATGCCGGTGCTCATAACCACGGGCGTGCCGTTCTTGGCTATGTGCTCCAGCAAGCCGATGTTCGTGACAGCGGCGCTGGCGATCTTGATGAAAGGCATACCGTAGGTGTAGAGAGCGTTAGCCGAATGAATGTCCCACGGGGAAGCCGACATGTACATGCCGCGCTCCCAGGCGTAGTTTGCCAAGTGCTCGTAGTCTTCGTGGCCTAGCTCAATCTTCTCCCGGTATGCGATTGTGGTCATGCGCCCCCATGGGGTGTCGCGCTCCACGTTCCACTGTTCTGGCGGCACAACCATCATGGGCGTGCGCTTCTGAAACTTAACGGCATCACACCCCGCGGCGGCAGCTGCATCGATCAACTTCTCTGCGATCTCCACTGAGCCGTTGTGGTTAATGCCAATCTCTGCGATCACAAATACGTGATCAGTTGGAAAACGAAACATCATTCCCCCTCCGAGAACTGTCCGTCCCATAAATAGTTGATAAGGCTTTCACCGTACACCTTCACACTGTTCAGCATGCCCTCTTGGTGGGCCACGGAGAACAGGTCGAGCGCTTGATTAGCAAACTCCAAGAAGGCTCCGGTGGTGATGATCTCTTTGCCGTCGATCACGATAGGCATGGGCCGAAGCTCCACGCTCGTGCCGGCTATGCCGTCAGCGTGATCCTTCTTAACGTCTGTCACCATGCAGTCGAGGCCGAACACGTGCAAGTCTCGGAAGCCTAGATTGAAGGCCAGCGAGATACTGCAAATGGCAACGGAGCCGCCCCCGTTCACAACGGAGCATTGCGTGTAGCCGGCTTTACGGCGCATGTCCTGAATCTTGCGATCATCGCGGCTGTCGAACACGTACACCTTCTCGCCATTCACGTGGTCGAGGAAGCTTGGGTTGGCAACTGACGCGATCAGATACGTGACTCCAGGCACCTTCTTAGAGAAGCCCTTCGACTGGTCTTCGGTGCAGTCCAGCGACACCACGTAGTCGGGCACTATGCCGTTGGAGACACACCAAGGGTACATGCGCAGGATGGTGATGACAGCAGCACCGTTCCTCTGCAATTCCCGCACTTTCGCCACTTCGTTGTCGATGCTAGGGCCTCCGGCGACGAGACACACTGCCCCGCTTCTAGTGCCAGTAATTTTCGAGAGATCGGGGATACCCGCCTGAAAGATGGCCCGCATGTTCTCGTACAGCAATTCCTTGGTGAACTTGCAGACCCCCGAGAAGGGGGGCATTTTGCGCAAGTCCTTTCCCTCAAATTCGTCTCGGACATATTCCACCCATTCAGTTGGCTTGTGGTTGTTGATCGTGCGGCCTTCAACACGCTGACAGAAGACGTAGCATTCTTCATCGATGAACGTGACAAAGAAACCTAGTTCCGCAAGAGCCCAATGCAGATTGTTGGCACAAAAGTAATACGTGTGCGCGATCTGTAGGTTGCCGTGGATGTTCCGTCGAAATAAGCCGGGGGTGTAGATGTAAAGGAATGAATCCTTGTGCATCAACTCCCGCACCTTGCGAAGCTCGTTGAGATCGGTGTAGTGCTCGATCACGTCTTGCATGATGATGAAGTCGAACTTCTTCCCCATCTCTATGAGATTATCTACGGAGCCCACCACGGCCAAGCCATTATCCATGGCAGCTTCAGCGCTCGTCTTGTCGATCTCCACACCCCAAATCTCTGCCCCAAAGCGTTCCGCGAAGGGCTTCAGAGTGCCCCCTAGATGACAGCCTATGTCCAAGACTGTCTTCGGGGCAGGGATGGCTTGCTCAAGCATCTGCTTGAGAATGTTCTCACCCTTTGACACCTGGGTGTTGTACATCCCCATCTCCGCTTCCAGATCGTTCGTGATGTTGGTGGAGAGGAGCTTGGGGCCGTTCAGCAAACGGTAGTGGTCGTTGTAGAAAGCCGTGTAAGCTTCCTTGGTCATGCGTGGGTTGATGCGGATCAACGCGCATTCTTTGCAGAGCACGATGCGAGCCGGGATGCCATAGCGCTCGTGCTCCGTCAAAACTTCTTCTTCCTCTGAACCGCAAAAGCAGGGAGCATGCTCTAACGCATACTCCCCGCTCTCGATTTTACCTGTTACGTCCCGCGTAGCAGCGAGGGAAGCTTCGATCTTCCCCCGCCGATACGCGATGTGTGCTTCAGTGTTCATCATTCCCTCCAATGACGATCCTTAGCTTGCCAATTCAGTCGGGAGCAAGGTGTACGAGAAGTAGATGTACCCTTTGCCGGCTCCACTGACGCCCGTATTCGTAAACGAATGGGTGAGCGTAGCAGCGGTTTGCCGTTTCACGACAAGGTTGTTACTCGCAGTCGCAGTGGCCGCGATGTAGGATTTGCGGACATAGAAGTCCACGTTGCCGGTGCTGGAAGCGTGGAACTCTGCCAGACCCGCACCGTAACGAGAGGGGATAACCACACCCGTCAAGGAAAGGTCAGGCTGAGCCTGCTTGAAACCAACGGAGCTAAGCGTGATGTTGTTCAAGAAGCCGGTTGCGGCACCCGAACGGCCCACACTGTAACGGTTGGAAGCAGCCGCAGCGCCAGCGAAGGCAGCGGTGACTTTGATGAAAACATCCTTAACCACCATGCCCCGGCGAAGCCGGAAACCCAACGGACGAACCGTGGTACACGAAGCGCGGTCATTGAAAGCCGCAACGAGCGTGAACTCGGTTTGTTCAGGGTCAACGTCCGCGCGATGCTGAGAAGCCGAGAGGCTCTTCAGGAAGTACGAACGCCCGCCAGCCGTAAAGATGGTAACGTCAACGCTCGACACGGAGCGATCCGTGTAGAACTCCAACGTGCCATCGGTCATGGTGCGCGAGATAAACGAACTACCGACCACTTCTTGCGTCAGCTGAGTACCAGCCGCGTTGTAGATGGTGGCCCGAGTCGCAGCGCCCGCGGTGTAAACTTGGAACACGCCCGTGTCGTCATCGATGGGCCGCTTGGTGCGGGTATTCACCAACTTGACGAAGTAGGGACGAAGATTAACGATTGCCACTGATTTTCTCCTTAGCTATTCGGGGGAAGCGCCGGGACAACTCACTAGGCTTCCCAAACTGGCTTCCCCCTACAGTAGTTAGATTCCGCCTTCGCAGAAAGCGATGTACGAGAACAGATCGTTGCTGGCCGTGGTGACGGTGAAGGTGTTGCCAGAGATCGTGTCGCAGTAGGCGACAGTGGTGCTCGTCGCACCGCTGACAATAACCGCTTTGATCCCCTTCACATTCGGAATCGTCACCGTGGTAGACGTACCGCTTCCACCAGCAACGCCAGTGACAAGCTTCGTCATCGAGCCCACTGCTTCAACGCGAGTGGGAGAGAGAGCAGTCTGAGCCATAATTCAAATCTCCTTTCAGCTACGGTTAGTCGGCCACCGCAGCAGAGAAGACGTGAACCACGCCATGATCCTCTTCGGTCGAACGGTTGAAGACCAGTTTCTCGATGCCGCGGATTTCGTGCAGTTCGTAAGAAACGTCATGCCCGAAATCAGCTTCCTCTTCGTTGAACTTAGAGCGTTGGCCCCAACACACCGCAGCGGCCTGCGCACCCAAGAGCAAGTTCTCGGTGCATTGAACGGTGGACGATATCAGCGGCAAGCGCTCGTTCTCGTAAACCATAACGCCTTCCCAGGCACCCTTGAAGGCAGAGCCAGAGAAGAGCACGGAGCCAGTGCCCGAGGGGGTAAGGTTCAACTCACGGTTACGCCACGCGGCGTCGTTGTTGACCATATCCCTAAGAGCGTAGGTATGAGCCCACAGAACAAACCATTGCTCGAAGTCTTTTCCCATCTTGAAACGGGAAGGACGAATCTTCGCAGTGGCGTTCACAGGGATCAACGCCTTACGTTTCGCCACACCGATCATGTTCGTGGTGAGCATGTCGTTGGTGCCGTCGATGTTCGTAAGAGCCGTCGCATGGGTGGCGTTCCAGTTGGAATCAGCCGCACCGTACAGATAGCGCCCGCGAACGCGACCAGAGGCGTGATCGGTCAGAGCCTCGATCACATCGTCATCGAAGTCCACGGAGAACTCGTCTTCCAACGCGCTCTTGCCTTCGGTGAGGATATTGAACATCGTGCGCTTTTGAGACATGGG